CGTAGAGCGCCTTGTTGGCACTCATTCGCCACTGCCCCGCCATGCTCGTACGAGGGGCACCAGCGCGTAACGCACCACGAACACCACGCCGAACACGCCAGCTGCCCAGGGTACGATGGCGATCAGCGCGACCAGCGCGTCTACCCACTCTCTAGGTTGTGCTTCCGGCATCGTCTTCCCCCCTGCAACGTGTACAGAGCCGAAATCGGTTGTCGTGCAACGTGGCACGGCACCCCTCGCACTCCTTGATGTACTGCGGCTGCCGGTAGTACGACGCGTTCTGCGTCCTCTTGCGCGCACGCTTGCACGCGGGGCAGCGCTTGTTCCGGCCCGCCACCACACCGGGGCAGTCCACGCACGCGCGCGTGTGCGGGCGCACGGGCCGCAACCACACGGTGGGCGCGTCTACCACGAGGCGCGCCGTGCCTACACCCAGCACGCGGATCACAGATCGTGGTACACCCCACACATGGGGCAGTACCAACCCTCCGGTGTCACGTAGAACAGATTGTTGCCGCAGTTGCAGTGCCAGTGCGGCTCGTCTCGCTCGACCTGCGCGCTCCACGTCATGTGATCCGTATGGCACTTGCCGCACTCCATCCACGTGACACCCAGGGGTGCCACGCACACCTCCTCGTGGCCGCACGCTATGCAGCGCGCCTTCCCACTGAGGTGTGGCCGATGCTCGTCTAGCGATATGACGGGCGCCAGCGGAACGTCAGCCTTGGCCATCGTCGCCACCTGTAGCCATCTATCAACCCTTCCAGCACGAGCTCGTCTAAACAGCTCAGCTCCACGTACAGCAGCCACGGCACCAGTGTCCAGCGGTACACCATGCAGGTGTACAGCTCCCTACCCCGCAGCAATCGCCGGAGGCACTCGCTTGTCTCCTGGCTTCTCATCGTCGTCCTCCTCACCAGGTTTCTTCTCGTCGTCCGGATCGTCAGGCTCGTCGTCGTCCGGCATGGGCAGCTCCATCGCCTCGTCCTGCAGCAAGGCGGCGTCCTCCTCCGGATCGAAGTCCTCGTGCATGATGCCCCTGCGCTGCAGCTCCTTGAGAAACGCGACACGACTGATGTCGCGCAGCGTGCGCGCGGTCTTCAGCATGTCCATGTCACCGGGGTCGCTGATCTCCGGGCCGAACTCCGTGGGCAACAGCACGGTGCCCTTCTCTTCGAGGCCTAGCCACCGCTCCGTCAGGAAGACGACCTGCTGCGTGGCCTCCATGAAACGGATAGTGGCATCCTGCAGGGGGCTAGTAGCCTCCGCACTGTCCAGCGCGCGCGCCGTGGCGGTCGGGCTACCGGGGCGTTTCTTGAGGAACTCCGCACCGTACTCGGCCATCTGTGTCTCCAGCGCCTCCAGGTCCGTGCGTCCTGCGGCGATGGCCGCGCCGGTGTGCTCCACGTAGTAGAACTTCGCGGCGGGGTCGATGGCCGTGAGGTACTTGTTTGGCCCGATGACGAGGTCACCCTCCACGCCGCTGCCCGCGAGAATGGGGAACCGCGCCACGGTGAGCGTGTGTGTCTGATCCGCCATGGACTGCCAGTGCGCGATGTTGAGATCTACGAGATCCTCTATCGCGCTCTTCCCCAGCATGAACCCCTGGCGGTCGCTGTAGAACGTAACGAGAGGCACCTCCTGCAGATCGAAGTCGTACTCCTCCTTCAGGATCCACCGCGCCTTGCCCTGGGCGTTCTTCTGCTTGCTGGGTTGCCACAGCTGCACGTGCCCCGGTGTTATCACGCGGATCTGGGGTATGTGCACCTCGGCGTAGCCCCTGCGCTCCACGATCTGCTCCATGATGCGCACTTCCTGCAGCACCTCGCGCCCGCCCTCGTACGTGGCCTGCGCGAAGAACACCTGCTCCGGGCAGATGAGCACCCAGTACGGTGTGTCGCCGTCGTCGGCCGCAGTGCGCGGCGGCACGTCTGGGTCCACCGTGGTGATGCGTGGCATGTCCACCAGAACGTGCGAGAACGCCTTGGCGAGCCCGTCCTTGAACCAGTTGCGCAGAAACACCTGCGCCGCGTCGCCCTGCTGGTCCACGTTGTCCAGCATCTCCTCCACCTCTGCAGGTAGCTCGTCCCACTTGACGGGATCGCTGAACGGCCTGCCCACCCAGCTGTCCAGCGTGAGCTTGCTGAGGTTGTACAGCGTGGCACGCGCCAGACGCTCGTCGTACACGTCGTTGTCCTCCGCCGCGTGCTGCGGCAGGTAGGTACGTCCCGCTGCCCGCAGCGCCGCAGTGCCTTCCAGCACCGTGGCGATCTTCTGCCAGTGCGGCAGCATCATGTCGTACGCGGCACTGGTAGTGGCGATGTCCTTACTATCTTTATCTGCCATTAGAAGCCTCCGACGCTCACCTTGCGGTTCTTGTGCCGCAGGCGGTAGCGCACCTCGTCACCCACGTGGTCCTCCGCACTGTCGTCCACGTCGTCCAGATCCCTCTCGTCACGGGGCAGCACGGGTATCGTGCGGATGAAACCCTGCTGGCACCGCTCTAGTATCCACAGGCCGGGCTCCTCGCGCGCGGGGTTGAGCGCGGCCTTGAGGTACTTGCGCATCTGCTCCCAGCCCTGCTTCCGCGTGCCTGGTCCCTTGTCTGCCTTGTCCCACCGCACGCCGACACGCTTCATGTCTCCGGCGACGGACTTGTTGCGCTCGTACTCGTCGAAGATCTGCGTGTCTGCAGGGCCAGCCGCCACGCGCCCCGCGATACCGTAGTCGCGCTCCCGCTCCAGTATGCCGCGCCCGATGTCTATGGCCAGCATGCGCAGCCCCTCGTTAGGACGCCCCGGGTACCAGCCGTACCACTCGGCCACGCGGTACAGGTCGCCTCTGCGGCCACCGTAGGTGCGCCCGTTCCACTCCAGCGGCTCGCCGTTGCTCTCCGCCCACCAACCCACGCTGAACGGTGCGGACTGCCCGTGGTCGTAGCTGCGGTTCACGTACCAGCCCTGCGGTATCTTGCTGAGCGGGAAGTTGGGCACCACGTGCTTGGCCGGATCCCACACGTCGTCGAACATGCCGCCCGCCACGATGGTCCAGTCTCCGTACAGCCACGCGCGCAGCTGGCTCTCGTTGCTGGCGCTGCTGCGCAGCCTGTCTATGTAGCCAGGATCTGCGGACAGCAGCACCTTGTTCTCGTGGAGGTTGCCGTGTATGGCCACGCGCGCAGGCGCCGTGCTGCCGTCTCTGCTGACAGCGTCGCGCACGATCTCCCCCACGATGCGCCCCTGCGACACCGGTAGTCGGTACCGCAGCTTCACCCAGTTGTGCCCCGGGCCGTAGGGGTTCGCGGTCGCGCGTACTCTCTTCGGTACTCTCGGATGACTGCTGCGGTTGCAGCTGAACATGGAGAGATACGACTTCTCGCTGGGCCACGTGCACAGCTCCTCCCAACCGATCCACGGATAGGCGTGGCCGTGGTAGCTCCAGTAGTCTCGCTCGTCCATGAAGTGGCGGAAGAACAGCTGCTCTCCCGTGGCGAACGTCCAGCAGTGCGCGCTGCGATTGTACTGTGCGGTGGGGAATATGCGTGGGTACCACTTGAGCGCCTTGTCTATGACGTCCTGCAGCTCCGGGTACGTGCGCCGGAACAGCACGCCGCGCCACTCTGCGCCGTAGCCCTGGCCTACTTCTCTTGCGAAGTCCATGAGCAGAGCGTCCGTCTTGCCAGGGCCGCGTGTCCCCTCGTACAGGGCCTCGTTGAGCGGGCAGGTTAGGAACAGCTCCTGGCTGCCGGGCTGTGGTGCCCAGGCTACCTCGCGCGTGCTGTCGGCTGGCAGCGTGGGCCGCAGGCCGTCGGGTGTCTCTCGCCATGCGACAGCCGCGTGCACAGGCCCCTCACTCCCATGCTTTCACTGTGGCGTGCAGCGAGTCTATCTCAGCCGCGAACTTGGCGTAGGCGCGCTCGGCCTTGCGATCCTGAACTATCTGCGTAAGCAACAACAGAACGATGAGCAGGCTGGTCGTCAGCGAGAGCACTTCCCTACGCGTGATCCTCATCGCCGCAGCACCCGCGCCGCGATAGCCTTGTCTGCCGCGCGCGGGGCCTCGTCTCCGAAGAAGATATGCGGGTTCTCCACGGAGTACTGGTGCATCAGCTCCGCAGCCTCGCGCGCTACGTCGGCGGGGTCTAACGTGTCGCCGTACTCCTCACACAGCTGCTCCGCCATGGCGGCGGCGAGCAGCACCACGCGGCGCGCGTTGCCGCGCACGCCAACGCTGTGCTCCGTGATGCCTACCTTGCTGACCATAGGCTTGATCTCGCTACGCACCTTGACCTCGTAGTACAGCGTCTTGTCCGTGCGCTGCATCAGGTTGATGCGCACCTCACCTGGCCGTAGCGCGTGTGTCCCCACTATCCACCTCCGTTCCCGTTGCCGTTGCCGTTAGGCCCCGGTAGCTGTGGCATCTGACTCTCCACGGCGCGCGCGTGCTTCTCCCAGTCCGCAGCGGTGGGGTGCGCCGCATGCACCAGCAGCACGCCACCGGACAACGTGAGATCTACCTGTTGTTTCTCTCTGTACTCCGGGATGTGACGCTTGGCGTGAAACATGAGAAGATTGCTGTCGAACTTTCTGATCGCCCCTATGACCTCGCCCCTGTAGAAGACAGGCTCTTGCCAGCCTTCCATACCACGGCGGTGTATCTCCTCCTCGAGCCTCTCGCGATACACGATCATCGCGGTCTCGTAGTTGTGCTCGAACTCCTTGTCGTCCTTGCGGAGAGAGTACACCACGCGGCGGTTGACGCCAACTTCCTCGCATGCACGCACCTGCAGCCCTGTCTCAGACAACTTCTGCAGAAACGTCTTGCGCTGTTCCAGCGTGAAGGAAGGACAGATCACGGCGGCACCGTAGTGTCGCCATAGCAACGCGCGCAAGAACTTTCACGCGCGCGCGGGAGAGAGGGATGACAGACGCGGCGCATCAGCCCAGGTATGCACCGGCGCCCCGTCAGGCCAGACACTAGCCAAGTTCCTGTCAGCTACCTAATGCGTAGCATATCATCAAGGAGAATGGACGGACTGAACACGCGCAGCGACACGCCGTTGCACCATTTCAGGTTGATCCGTCCATCCTCGGACACTTGAGGTTGGACGGACCAACTCATTGCAATACGATGATTATAGAAGAATCCGTCCGAACTCCTTTCCGAGGTCGGACGTCGGTTAGGACGTTGATCCCGCTACTACTTACACTATCTCTCTCTACTTTATGAGAGAGAGAGAGTGTATATAGGGAAAGGGAGCATTTTGGGCCAGGTTGGGCGGCGGGTCTCCTAAAGCTACGCAAGTCACGAAGGAGGTAGGACGGACGGCCGGATGGACGGATTCGTGATTAACTGCTCTCTCCACCTGGGCTGCAACCACTTATCATATCGCCAGAAATCCGTCCGACCTCGGAAGGAGGTCAGCCGGATTCCGTCCATCCGGCCGTCCGACTGACCTCGTTACTCGGCTACGTCTGCAGCAGGCTGGCCCGCGCGCGAATGTCCGAGAGCTTCTCTCTGACTATCAGCTCGCCGTTCTCGTACACCGTGGGCAGCCCGTCGAAGCGGCCCGCCTTGCTGGCCTTGCCGGGATCGGTGACTGGGTGCTTGCGCACGTCGCGCCACTGCCCGGCCACCTGCACGGCGCTGGCCTTGAACGCGAACTTGCACGTGTCGCGGTTCAGCTTCTGCAGCAGCCCGCCCCCGCAGCCGAAGGCGATGTTGTTGGCCGACCACCTGTTCATCCGCATGACGCGCAGTATCTCGCGGATGGTGTCGCGGTCCACCCCGTCCCCCTGGATGACGCGCACCTGCGGGGGCAGCTCGGCGTAGCCCTGCGGGTTCACGGTGAACCCGAAGTGCTTGCCCAGCGTGTGCAGCACCCGCTCCACTACCTGCGGCGGGTTGCCGCTGTCCGGCCGGATGACCAGCGTGCCGCTGCGCGCCAGCACCTCGTCCTTCAGCGTGGTGCCCCACAGCTCGCAGGCCGCGTAGATGTCGTAGCTGTCGCTGACACACGCCACCAGCCCCGTGGGGTACTGCCGCAGCATGTTGCGGTACGCGTCCAGCTCACCCGCACGGCCCCAGGCCGTGATGGTGCTGTGCTCGCTGGCGGGTATGCTGTGCCCGGCCACGGGCTCGCCGTAGTAGTCCCGGGCTACCACCAAGGCGCGCACGGTGTCGGTGCCCTCGAAGTTGACCAGGTGCGCGCACCCGCCGATGCCCGCGGACGCTGCCGTGGTGCTGCCGCGAAACCCGAAGTCGTGCAGCTTGTAGGGCAGCTGTTCCGGACTCCCTGTCTCCTTCAGGGAGTCCAGAATTATCTTCCCTATCGCCCGGCTGTTGCTGGCGACCGTCGCCGGGTACCACACCTGGCACAGCAGCGTCTCCAGGTAGTTGGTGAGCCAGAAGAACTCTGCGTCTGTGTTCTCCACGGTCATGAGCACCTGCCCCGGTGTCACGACGGTCCCTTCCGGGAGCGCTCGTATTCTCACGGGCAGTCGCCCGCCGTGGCGCTGCACCAGCAGCTCCCACCCGACGCGGTTGAACAGCGTCCGGTCGCCGAAGTGAGAACTGAAGAGGCTGTCTGCCTCCTCGATGTCGTCCTGCGTGACAGGCCGCAGCAGGTGCTCCGTGAGCACGTACTGCAGGCCGAACCACACGATCTCGTCGAACGCGCCGCCCCTGCTCTCGTAGTAGCTGTACACCCGCTCCGTGCCGGGCGGGTACTGTCGCGCGTGCGTCACCTTGTAGCTGTCCGTGTCAAGAATCAGATTCTGATGCTGCATTCTTCCTCCTCCAGTCGAGCCACCCCTGCGCCAGGGGCCTGTGTGCGGGTGCCGTGGCCGCCAGCAGCTCGTCTGCCGCGTGCCAGCGCACCTCGTGTAGATCGTCACCGGCCACGGCGCCGGTGGTCATCGCTTGCGCGGCGTACAGCACCGTGAAGATGCCGCAGCTGTGCGTGCGGCGCCAGTCGTCCACGCGGTAGCTGCCCACGTACACCACGCCGTGCTCCGCAGCCAGGCCGGTCTCCTCGTAGAGCTCGCGCCGGGCCGCGCCCTCGTACCCGGTGTCGTCCGCGTCCACGAAACCGCCCGGGAAACGCCACAGCACCTCGCCGTGCTTGCGCCCCAGCAGCACGCCGCGCGGCCCGTAGGCCGCTATGTCCACCGTGGGCTTCAGCTGGGTGTACTGGTTGCGGGTGGCGTAGATGACGCCCCTGCGGAAATCCTGTGACGAGAGCGGCACGCTGCCTACGTACTCGCGCCGCTGCGTGCCGGTGTGCAGCGCCACGGTGTCCAGTTCCACCACCCGCAGCTTGCCCTGGTAGTGCGGGGCGAAGCCCGCGCGCCCGCAGTACAGGCGGGCCTCGTCCACCGGGTACACGCTGTGCACCAGCTCGTCCAGCCTCTTGCTCCACTCCGCGTCGGTGGGGCAGTCGTTCAGGTAGAGCACCACCGCCTCAGGGTACCTGGCCTGCACCATGGCGCGGCGCGTGGGAAAATCTAGCGGATTCTCGCGCGTCGCCAGGAACGGGTGCTGCCCAAGCACGACCATCATCTTGGGGTGTGCGGCTGCCGCCGCCAGTATGGCCAGGTGGCCCTCATGTAGGTCGTCAACCTGGAACCTGCCCACCGCCACACCTACGCCGTAGGGCATCACTCCACCTCCTCGTCCGTCACCGTCGTGCCTTCTGCCAGCCGGTAGCTCGGCCCCTCGGCGCTGAACATGACGCTGGCCACGGTGCCGCCGTCCAGCCCGTTGACGGTGCGCCCCCTGAACAGCACGCTGTCGCCGACGCCGTAGCGCGCGCAGTAGTACCGCACGCGCTTGTCGTGCGCTTCCGGCACGATGGCCTCGTTAGGCGTCCGGTGCAGCATGATGTTCGCGTTGCCCGCTATGTGCGTCGCCTCGCGTAGCTCGTACCGGCCCGCCTTGTCGCGGTCCGGCGTGTAGCCACGGCTGTCCGGCGCCCACCACGCGCCGTGCTCCAGAGACCAGATCAGCCACTTCATTATTGATCCTTCCTGTAGTAACGCCCGTTGATACCCTTCTCTATGCGCCCCGTCCTCTTCAGCAGATACACCACGTTGTACACCTTGCGCGGTTCCAGCTGCAGTGCCGCGATCAGCTCGCTCGTCGTCAGCGGCAGCAGCGCCAGCACCTGCTTGGGGAGCGACTGCTGTGGTGTGCGCTGCGCTTGCTGCAGCAGGATGAAATCCACCACCTCCTGCATAGTGCCTTCCACCATGGTGCCGTCCGGCAGCGTCGCCTTCACGCGGCCACCCGCAGTTCCCACCGTACCACCCACGTCAGGCCGAGCGCCCAGCTGGTGCACGAGATGCTCTCTGAGAACACGTACTGTTGCCCCCAGTGGAACC